GTGCCGATGAAGTTGGGGCGTGCGGCCAAGGCCACGATTGCCGATTTGGTTTATGACATGCTCGTCAGCAACCCCAAACTGAGTACGGACGGCCTGCCGCTGTTTGATGCGAAGCACGACAATATCAGTAGCGGCGTGGTTGATGTGGCCACCATTGACAAGGCGCGACAGCTGATGCGTCGCCAGAAAGAGGGCGAGCGACATTTAAATATTCGTCCGGCCTTTATGTTGGTGCCTACTGCACTGGAATCGACGGCCAACCAGGTGATCCGTTCGGCCAGCGTCAAGGGTGCCGATGTCAATGCCGGCATCATCAACCCGGTCAAGGACTTTGCAACGGTGATCGCCGAGCCACGCCTGGACGATGCGAGCTCGTCCGACTGGTATCTGGCGGCAGCCAAAGGCACCGACACCATCGAGGTAGCTTACCTGAACGGGGTTGATACACCGTATATCGACCAGCAACAGGGCTTCGAGTCCGATGGCGTCACCACCAAAGTGCGCATCGATGCCGGTGTGGCGCCTATCGATCACCGCGGCCTGGTGCGCGTTACCGGCAAGTGATCTCTTCGTAATGCATGCCCGCCCGTCAGGGCTTTTTTTATACCTAAAATCCGGCCCCACGGGGCCGTGGAGATGCAATCATGGCAAAGAATTATCAGCAGGCAGGACTGACCATTCCGGTCGTTAATGACACGCAGGAGGCGATTGCCAGCGGCGATGTGGTGGTTATCGGCGGACTCGCCGCCGTTGCCATCACGGACATTGCGCCGGGTGAGACAGGCGATGGATTTGCCGAAGGCGTATTTTTGGTGCCTAAAAAAGAGGGTGACGCCTTCAGCGCCGGCCAATCGGTCTTTTTGGCTGAGGGTAAGGCTGCGCCAGCCGGCGAGAAAGCCATTGGTCTCGCATGGGAAGCTACGGCGGCAGAACGTATTGCCGTCCCCGTAAAACTCAATGTTGGTGTTGCCGGTGTTAACGTGAGCTCGCAAGGGACTAAAGGCGACAAGGCGCAGGCATGAGTAACCCATTCTCCCGAATGACTGCCAGGATGGACAGCGTGACGCAATCTCGCATGGCAAAGCCCGTCTTAATCAACGCCCTGAGCTACCCCGCCGTGGATGCACACACGTTGCCTGAGATGGGGCCCGTTAATGGCGATGGCGTGACGCTGGTGGTTTTCGACACTTCCTATCTTCCAGCCCGCCGTGATGCGGTGGTCTGGGAGGGGGGCCATTATCGCGTCGAACGTTGGCACATTTACAACGGAAAACCGCAAATTTGGCTGGAGGAGGCTGTGGATGAAGGGAATGGAACAGGCAATCCGTAATCTTAACAGCCTGAGCAAGGACATGGTGCCCGTGGCCACAGCCCAGGCCATCAATCGGGTCGCGGTGCGGGCTATCAGTCGCAGCACCAAGCGGGTGGCCGGCGAGGTGCGCATTCAGCAAAAACTGGTGCGTCAGCGTGTTCGACTTCGGCGGGCCAGCCCGGAACAAAATCCTCCCAGGGCGAGGCTGACGGTCAACCGTGGCAACCTTCCGGCGATCAAGCTGGGGGCTGCCCGGATGCAGATCTCGCGCCGTGCGGGATTTTTCGGCGGTCAGGGTAGCGTGCTGAAAATCGGCCGTTACACCTTTCGTAATGCCTTTATTCAGCAGCTGGCCAACGGGCGATGGCACGTTCTGCGACGGATTGGCAAGAAAAGATATCCCATCGAGGTCGTCAAAATCCCTCTGACCACGCCACTGACCTCAGCTTATCAGGAGGAAACGCGCAAACTCCTGCAGGCGGACATGGGAAAAGAAATGGGCTATGCCCTTAAAAACCAGTTGCGCCTCTATTTGAAGCGAGGGGTGTAGTGCAAAAACATACCGAGATAAGGCGGGTCGTCCTTGACGCGCTCAAATCACACATTAAAGGGGCGGCTTTTCACGATGGTCGCCCTGTTTTTTTGGATGAAAAGGAATTGCCGGCGGTCGCGGTGTACCTGACGGAGGCTCAGCACACGGGGACCTATACCGATGCCGACAGTTGGCAGGCCGTGTTGCACGTTGAGGTGTTTTTACGGGCCTCGAATCCAGATTCTGCACTCGATGCATGGATGGAAAAAAACATCTATCCCGCACTGGCGTCCGTGCCCGGTTTGGCAAGCATCATCGAGACGATGACCCCTCAGGGTTATGACTATCAGCGAGATGATGAAATGGCGACATGGGGCTCCGCTGATCTGACCTATTTACTCACCTACTTCATGTAAGGAAAAGACGATGGCGACACCGAATCCGCTCGAGCCCGTCAAGGGCGCCGGCACCACGCTGTGGATCTATACCGGCAAAGGCGATGCAACCAAAGATCCGCTCAGTGACACCGACTGGACGCGTTTGGCGAAAATCAAGGAGCTGCAGCCCGGGGAAATTACTGCAGAGAGTTATGACGACACGTATCTGGATGACCCGAATGCTGACTGGAAGGCGACAGCGCAGGGCGAAAAATCCTCTGGTGAGGCCAATATCACCCTGGCCTGGAAGCCGAAAGAGCAAGGCCAAAAGGATTTGCTGGACTGGTTTAATACCGGCGCTGTGCGCTACTACAAAATCCGCTACCCCAACGGCACGGTTGATCTGTTCAAGGGATGGGTCAGCGGACTGGGCAAGTCCGTGCCCGCCAAGGAAGTGATCACTCGTACCATTAAAGTCACCAATACGGGCAAGCCCGAATTGGCTGAAGAAATGAAAGATGCGGCACCGACCGATCCCAAGCAGGTCGGCTAATATCCAGGAGTTACCATGTTTTTGAAAAAAGAGCCATTCATTTACAACGGTGAGCAAGTGCAGCTGCATGAGCTCTCCGCCCTGCAACGTGCTGAATACTTCGAATTTCTGGCGAGTAAAGATACCGGCTCCGAGGGCGAACAGCCTGACGTAGCGCAAACCGCTGCATTGATACGCCTGAATACCGAGGTCAATGCCTGGTTGGTATCGCGTTCCTTGTGGCATGACGACCGCGATCGGGATGTTGAGACGATTTTCCGTGAGATCCTCGCCGTCTGGCCAGACAAGGCGCTGGCTCAGGCGGTTGATAAGGTTCTGGTGCTCAGCGACATGAAAGGCGCTGGATCCACGGAAGGTGAAGACGCCGCAGATGATTCCCAGGCCGACAGCCTGGAAAAGCCTTAACCCGCGAGCGAGAGTTCATACTGCGCCTGGCCCATGAGTTTCGCCGGGCTGATTGGCGCAGGATGCTCAGTGAAATGACTGCCAGTGAATTCGCGTGCTGGGTACGTTTTTTCGGCGTAACGCCATTCAGCAACCGGTTACTGGATGCTGAATTTGCGGCATTGAACAGCACAATAGTGTCACTGGTATCTGGCGATGTCGGCATGAGTGCGCGGGATTTCAGTTTGCTTGCGGCTGAGCAGGCGCCGGAAGAAATGACTGAGGAATTGCTGATGTCTGCCGGCGAAGGTTTGGCGGGAGGAATACGTTATGGCGCAGCAGATAGCTGATCTGGTCGTCAATCTTAATGCTGATACGGTCCGTTTTCATGAACAGATGGGCCGTGTTGAGCGTCAAATGCAAGAGGCAGGCCGCAAGGCGGATGTGTCAGCGGAGCGGATGCGCCGGCTGGCCGAACGTCAGGCTTCAGCCATCAGTGATGCAGCTCAGGGGAGTGCTCAGGACGTTGTTCAGGCGCAAGCCCGGCAGGCTGCATCATCCGAAAAATTGGCTGAGAAATGGGCTGCGCAGGCGCTGGCGGTTGAAGAGACGCATAAGCGAGTCGCTGACTACAGCCGCCGTCTGCAAAGCAGCCAATCGCAGGCTACCGCATTGGCCCGGGAACAGGATGGGCTAACTGCTTCTTTTTTCCGCCAGATCGATGGGGTGAAGCAGCTCGATGGCAGCTTGCAGCAACTGCGTGCCATTCAAGCTCGGATCCGTGAGGCACGCAAGGCCGGCAACATCAGCCAAAATGATTACCTCACGTTGGTGACGCACACCACGGCAAAAGTGAAGGAGCTTTCCGCTGCAGAAGCCCAGGCGGGGCGTGACAAAGCTCGGTTTATTCAGCAACTCAAGAGCCAGGTCGCCACACAGCAACTCTCTCGGACCGAAATGTTGCGCTTTCGGGCCGCGCAACTGGGTGTCGGGGATGCTGCTGATATTTATATCCGCAAGCTTGAGGCGGCCAAAGGCAGTACCCATGAGCTGGGCCTGAAAAGCGCTGCAGCTCGTCGTGAATTGGGGATCTTGTTCGGTGAGGTGGCTCGGGGAAACTTCGGGGCACTCCGTGGCTCGGGCATTACGTTGGCAAACCGCGCCGGCTGGATTGACCAACTGATGACGCTGCGAGGGCTGGGCATCGCCGGTGTTGTCGGCGGCATTGCGGGGGGGCTCTACGCCGTGGGCAAGGCCTGGCATGATGGCTCACAGGAAGCCGTCGAGTTCAATCGTCAGCTTATCCTGACGGGGAATTATGCGGGTAAAACAGCCGGCGATCTGCAGTTAATGGCAAAAGCACTCACCAGCAATAGCGTCACACAGCATGATGCCGCCGATGCATTGGCGAAAGTGGTGGGTTCCGGCAGTTTCTCTGGCAACGCTATCACCCTAATTGCGGACACTGCGGCGAAGCTGAAGGCGAATGTCGGGCAGTCAATCGATGAGACGGTTAATCAGTTTAAGCGCCTGCAGGATGATCCTGTTCAAGCTGTCACCGAACTTGACAAGTCTTTGCACTTTTTGACCGCAACGCAACTCGAGCAGATCACTCACCTTTCCGAACAGGGGCGCGCTACTGACGCCGCCGCCCTTGCTATGGACAGTTACGCGACAGCCATGCGGCAGCGCAGTGGCGAGATCAAAGAGAACCTCGGCACGCTGGAATCGGCATGGAAATGGCTGGGGGATGCGGCATCGTCCGCCTGGGACAAGATGCTGAATATCGGCCGTGAGACCACGGTTAAGGACAAGATCCGCGAGGTTCAGCAGAAACTTGACGAGATTAAGCGCGCTCCTGGTAACCAGCTAAACCTTTACCGTGCGACCGGCCATACGGCAACGGATCTCGAGAAAGAGCTTTCACAACTGAAAGAGCAGGATTACCAGGAAAGTGTGAAGGCGGCGCGAGAGAAAGCCGACCGCGACGAGGAGACGCGTCAAAAACGCCAGTTTCAGGCCAATCAGGCACTCAAGCAGCAGTATGAGACGGCAGAAGAGAAACACCAGCGTGAGCTGGCGAAGATCCGTAACTCCTATGCATCCCAGTCGGTGAAAGATGACGCCGTGCGTCGGGAAAACGAGCGCTATGCCAAGGAAAAAGCAAGGCAGACTCGCAAAGGGCCGCAGTATCGCGCACCGGCAGGCAACCTGGCAGATGAGAAGGCGCAAGGTGACCTGCTGGCTCTGGAATCGCGGCTTGAAGTCCTGAAAAAGCATAAAAGCGTCAATGACACGGTAAGCCGGCAGCGCCAAGACCTTTGGGAGGCCCAGGCGAAATTTACCGTGTTGGAGCAGGCAGCCGACAAGCGCAAATTAACTGCGCAGGAAAAGTCCCTCCTGGCCTCTCGCGACAGCATTCTCGCGCAAAAGGAAGCCCTGGCGGTGAAGGGGGACGAGGTTGCTCTGCAGGAAAGGCTTAATCGGCTCTCTGATCAGGCGGATAAATACCTGGCGCAACAGCAGGCGAAGCAGGAAGCGATCGCCAACAGCCGGGGGCTGTCCGGACGTGAAATGCAACGAGAGCTGGAAAGGCAGCAGCTTGCTTACGGTCAGAAAGATAACCCCCGCCTTGGCGAACTGCAGGCGGCACAGGAAAAAACCTTTGCCCTGGAAGATCAGAAACGGGGCAATTGGCTGGCAGGCGCCAAAACGGCGTGGGCGGAGTATCGCGATGCGGCGCTTGATGTCAATGCGCAGATCAAAAATGCCAGCACGCAAGCACTGGACGGCATCAGCGGCCAATTGACCACCTTCCTGACCGAGGGAAAAGCCAGCTTCAAGGATTTCGCCAAGTCCATTCTGAAAATGCTGACCGAAATCTTGGTCAAAATGGCGCTGGTCAAAGGCATAAGCGCCGTCGCGGGAGCGTTTGGCAGCGGCTCAGTCGTACCGAATGCCGCGGGTGGCGTCTACCGTTCGCCAGGCCTGGGCGCCTGGAGTGGTCAGGTGGTCAACAAGCCGACATTGTTCGCATTCGCCCAAGGGGCCGGGTTGATGGGGGAGGCAGGGCCGGAAGGCATCTTCCCCCTTCGACGCGGTGCAGATGGCAAGCTGGGCGTGGTGGCCAAACTTGCCGGCGCCGGAATGACCTTTGCCCCTAATTACAATGTGAGCATTAACAATGATGGCAGTAACGGGCAATTGGGCCCGGAGGCTGCGAGGGCAATTTATGACCTGGGTAAACAGGGGGCGCGTGACTTCTTCCTGCAGCAGCAGCGGGATGGTGGAATGATGGGGGCATGACATGGAGACATTCATCTGGAAAGTCAGGCCCGACATGCGCGTGGAGTCTGAGCCACGTGTGAAGTCGGTGGCTTTTGGCGACGGCTATGAACAGCGCCGGCCTGATGGCATCAATAATGACTTGAAAAAGTACAGCATCGCACTTTCGCGCAAACATGCCGAAGCGCAAGAGGTGGAGCGTTTTCTTGCCCGCCACGGCGGCGCGGCGGCATTTCTGTGGACCCCTCCTTTTCAGGCGCAGGCCATTCGTGTGGTTTGTCGAAAGTGGTCAACTTCCGTGAAACTGATTTGGACAGAATTTAGCGCCGAATTTGAACAGGTTGTTGCCTGAAGCGCCCGCGATATGCGGGCTTTTGATTTATGGAGCCTCAATGCAACAAATACCGCCAGAAATGCGCATTGCCATTACCGAAATCAATATGGATGCCCTGATCGAGCTGTACGACATCGACATGACATTGATCGGCGGCACGCGACTGCGTCTGCACAGCGGGGTAAATGGCATGATGAAGCCGGTAGTCTGGCAAGGGCATGAATACGAGCCTTATCCCATA